CAAGCCTGCACTCTATGCATTGGCCGCATTTTATGGGGCCGTGCTGGGGATGAGACCAAAGAGCAGAGCACACAGTACCTTAAAGGCGGATGCCGCCGCGCATTGGACCAGCAGTGATGTTGATCATCTTTGTGGTCTTGATATTGCGCTTGAACTTAGCTGCGGACTCATGCTTGTTGGCGCTATGACGATGAAGAGGTTTCATAATGGACTCCAGTAAAACAGAAAAACAAAAAGGTGTCAATAGGCACAGTTACATCAAGTAGCGAACTGTGCCTAAAGCGGCTTACGCCGCAGAATCGGACGAAGGACTCTCCTTGGTTGTCACTTTAGGGACAGCCAAACCAAGGCGAACCGCCTCATCCGCATTTGCAGGATCTGCAAAAAATTCCAAAAATTCCTGGGGGGAATTATGGAAACGAGCGCGAACTTTAGCATCCATACGCATGAAGTTCTCGTCAGCCTGACGAACAACGTTCATAGCAGATTGAAAGTCAAAAACGCCCTCGTAATCAACATACTGAGGCATGGAAACGGGATCAGGAAGATGACCCGTTTTCATGAAACGATCAACAATAGTGTTGATATCAGATTCCTCTTTAAACTGCTGTTGAGTCAAAGAAGGGTCAGCGCAAGCGAGACCAGTAGAAGAAGAAATCACATCGTGATTATCATAAGCAGAACGAAACTTCATAAAAAACTCCTTAACGACGGAACAAACGAATAATTTGGATCATGGAATCGATAATTCCTTTGTACTGACCAAATTCCTTACCAAAATTTTCAGCTTTAAGAATAGCTTCTTTATCAAGATTAAGAAGCTGACCTTCAAGCATAGTCTTAACAGACATCCATTCAAGCTGCTGAGCACGCATTTGCTCAGTAGCCTGCTGAAATTGAGCCAATTTAGTAGTCTCAACAAGTTGCTTAGCAGCAGCAATTAAGCGATCGCCTTCAAGAGGAATATTCTTAATTTCTGCATTAATCTTATTAACTTGATTCTCCATAAAATTAATTTGAGCACGCTTCTGATCAACAGAAGCAAAATTCATTTCACGTTGAGATTCAGTTAGATAAGCATTAGCACGCTTCAAAATAGTATCTTGAGCAATATTGGCAACTTCAGTCCCAACCTTAGAAGAACGGGAAGCAGACTCAGCAGAAGAAATACCAGCAGAAACGGCGTTCTGCATAGGAATAACAGTACCAGTAGGAGTAGAAGCACCACCACCTTTAATATAGGCAAGCATAGGATTAAGGCCAGCAGCCTCAAGATCCTTAACCTGACGCTGGTAAGCTGTATTCGACATACGCTCCTGAAAAGCATTGTTTTCAGCAGCGAGCTCACGGTTAGCAGCGTTGGTTTCTTGTTGACCAAGAAAACCGGCAACGCCAGAAGCAACCGTAGCAATAGGCTCAGTAATAAAATCAAGGAAAGACATAAAACCTTTCGCCTTATATGGTTCCCGAAGGAACCATACAAGGATTAGAAATGATCAATGAGACCAGGAACAGAATACATAGGCAAAGGCCGAGCAGCGTTAATATTAAAAAACGCATCAAGCAAAAATTGCTGACCATTAGCACCAGTACCAACCGCCAAATTTCGAGCCAAAGGCGGGTTATCCTGAATAAAAGTTGAATTAAGCGTAGGCAAAGAAGTAAACTTCTGCGCGTAATGCCATGGATCAATAGTACCAGCGGCAGTAGAACGGAAAAGACCAGTAATTTCAGAAGGGTTATATCGATATTCAGCCCAACGTTCCTGATAACCAAAAACATTATCATCAGAAGAACCACCAGTAACGTAAATTTCCTTATTCAAAATAGCTTGTTCACCAAGCATTGCAAACGCAGGAAAATAATAATCGTACCTAGTAGAACGGCTCCAATGACGCCGTAAACCCTGCTGATAAGTCAAATCAGCACGGACAGAAACAACACCAATAACATAACCATGCTCGACAAAAGACTGAGTAAACCCGTGATTGTGAGCAGAATAAGTACCCATAGCAGCCAAATTACCCTGCGGAGTAGTCTGACCCGAAATACCAGTACCGGTGGTCTGAGCAATAGGTGAAATATTAATAGGAGTAGAACCACCGCCTAGATATTCGGGACGCTGCAAACGTGCATCAGGAGAAGTAACGCCAAAATGAGAGCGAATAATCTCGGTATAACGAGTGCCGCCACGGGCATCACGCTCCAACAACTTTTGAATTTGAAAAGACTGGCGAAGCTGATTAATGGTCGAAGCAGTAGCTGCAGACAAATCAGCAAACAAACCAGTATCAACAGAAGCACCAGTAGTATTAATAAAAGATTGAGCAATCAATGGTTGAGCAGTACCAGTATTGCCAACAACAGCGGCCCAAGTAGCACCAGAAGGATGGTAAGTATTAAGATTAGTAACTTGACCACTATTAGTAAATACAGGAGCAGATGAGCCCAAAGGCAAAGTTACAGCAGTACCACCTTTCTGGGGCCAAGGCAACGAGCTAGTGAAATAATCATGACGCTTGCCGCGTCGAAGGAGAGTGTAATTAGTGGAAGGGGAGGTATCGGGTCCATCCCCCTTATCCACAACGACGGAATTTTGAAGGTTTTCATCACGAAACCATTGGTTATAAATCAAATTATAGGCGCGGGTAGGTAGCGCCGAATGTGAAACCGTATTACCAGCCGTGACCTGACCAACCGTCGGCAAACCAAGATAGTCTTGTAAGGATCCGATAGCGTATCCACCAGCTGGGGATACTTGTTGCGGGATAGTGTAGGAAATAGAATCGGAAGGATTATCTTGTTCCCCCATAAACTTAACCCAATTGTTCCAAACCAAACGATTAGGAACAAAGAAAAAAAATGAGTCCAGATGGAGATTATCCATAACTGGGAAAATCGGCGTTGCAAGCCGACCGAACATAGTGAGAGAAACATTAAAAGTGTCACCAGGTAAAACTTCCTCACACATAATAGGAACAAGATAACCACTATCAAAAGTGGTTTTAAGAGTTTTCTGCATAGAAAACCGAGAACGCGGAATATCCGCACGTGGGACCATCGCAAAATTATGCGCGTCAACAGATTTATTGTGCATCATAAAAATCTCCAAACAAAAAAAAGCACCCCCGAAGGGGTGCAAGGATCAAGAAGAAGCGATCACGTCCTTAGCACGGACGAGAACAACAGGAGGATCAAAAGAAAACTCACCAGTAACATCATTAAACTGAGCAATCAAATACAAGTCAAAATCATCGGGATGCTTGTTAAGTTGATTGTCAGGAGCTGAACGATTAACTTCATCAGTAAAATCACGAATAGCGACATTACGATGAGGAACAAAAAAAGGACGGTTAAATACTTCAGCAGCCCGGTCCTTAATAGAAACAACAAAATGCAACATGATTTGATCCTTAAATTATAGAGAACGTTTTGAAAGACTAGAACGAGAAAAATTAACCGCAGCGCGGGCATTTTTTCGAACAGGGAGGTTTTCATAAGCTAAACGCTCAACCTCCAAATCGGCACGAGCCGAAGAGCGAAATTGCATATCTAATGCAAGATCAGCACCCACCTCTTTTAAAAGGGTTTTATAAAAGCGGGGGACTGGAGCACGTGACCCTTGTGAAGTCACGACAGATGCTGATGGAAAAACATCAGACATGAAGTAATCCTTGAACCAAGAACGTCCAATACCCTTGGACATAATTAGAAACTCAGGATTAGGCAACACAACCTCACCAGTTACCTCATCGGTAAACAAAGGCTCGGGCTGTTGCAAGCCCTTAATCTTTTTCAAGATATATCGGGCAATGTATGCTGCAGATTCAAAATTGAGGGTACCAATTAAATGGTTACCCTTAATCCAGTGCCTGGCAACTACATCAGAAGTAAAAGTACGGTCTCCACCAATAGCACGACCGAAAACACGACGATCATCCGAAAAATCAAGTCCAAACAACGCGATGTGAAAGTGGGGTCGCTTGGTTTTATCACCATATTCTCCAGAGGCAACATAACGAAACTTATAACCGGATTTACGCAAACGCTTAAAGAAGCGCTGCAGGTCATCTTTATGAAGTTGACCATGTTCAGGCAACCAATCGTCGTTATACGTGAGGTTCAGCATACAAGACACTTTGTGCATCTGTTGTTCGTGGGTGATCCTGATAGCCCACTCCCTGGAGTAAGCAAGCCTGCACTCTATGCATTGGCCGCATTTTATGGGGCCGTGCTGGGGATGAGACCAAAGAGCAGAGCACACAGTACCTTAAAGGCGGATGCCGCCGCGCATTGGACCAGCAGTGATGTT